TGGAATACAACTGATGGCTCTGCCGATAATGTTACGCTTCCCGATCTTCCGGACTTACGCCAAAGATCACGCGATTTACTTCGCAATGCTCCGCTTGCTTGTGGTGCGGTGAATACAGTTGTCACGAATGTTGTTGGAACTGGTCTTAAAGTTCAGTCGCACTTGGATCGCGACGTGCTTAAGGATTATTTCAAAAGCGAAGATGAGTTTGATGTTTTTGAAAGAAATGCTGAACGGATATTTCGCAACTGGGCGGAAAATCAGGATTGCGATATTACTCGATGTCAGACTTTTTCAGAAATTCAAAATCTGATTTTGCGCTGCGTTCTTGAAAGCGGCGACATTTTTATTCTGAAACGCTATGTCGAACGACCAAACAGAAGCATAAATCTTGCTCTGCAAATTGTTGAAGCTGACCGCGTTGCTAATCCTGATTTTAAAGCTGACTGCGCAACTCTTGCTGGCGGCGTTGAAATGGACTTGGACGGCGCACCTGTTTCTTACTCTGTTTGTAATCAGCATCCAACTGATTATCAAAACCAAAAGGAAAGAAAATTTGTCAAAGTTCCGGCTTTTGATAAATACGGCAACCGCCAAGTTTTTCATATCTTTAGCAGAACCAGACCAGGACTCACTCGCGGAGTTCCTTATTTAGCGCCAGTAATTGAAAGTTTAAAACAACTAGATCGCTACACCGAAGCAGAAGTTATGGCTGCTGTTGTGTCAGCGATGTTTACAGTTTTTGTAAAATCAGAAGATGAAGAAGGTTTAGCGCCAATGACTCCTCCTGAAGGATCAAGGCGTGACGATGGTGATTACAAATTAGGACCAGGTGCAATTCTTGATTTACAGCCTGGTGAAAATATTGAAATCGCCGATCCAAAAAGACCAAACCAGGCATTTGATCCATTTGTGCAAGCAGTGCTGCGGCAAGTTGGTGTAGCACTTGAATTGCCTTTTGAGATTTTAATAAAGCACTTCACTGCCAGCTATTCCGCTGCTCAAGCGGCTTTGGTTGAAGCATGGAAATTTTTCTCAAGCAGACGCAAGTGGCTCGCAATTCAACTTTGCCAGCCAATTTACGAAATGGTTATCACTGAAGCGATTGCTAAAGGCGAATTAAATGCACCGAATTTTTTTGCTAACACAACTATCAGAAACGCTTACTTGGGAGCTGAATGGATTGGGCCACCAAGAGGACAGATTGATCAACTTAAAGAAGTAAAAGCCGCGCAAACAAGAATTGAAATTGGTGTCAGCACATTGGCTGAAGAAACAGCAATTTTAACCGGTGGTGATTTTGAGAGAAAATATCCGCAAATCCTCAAGGAATACAAACTTAAGCAAGAAGCAGGACTGATTCCAAAGGAAGTTATTCAAGCCTCACAACCAACTAAGAACAACAATGCATGAGTTATTAAAAATCGCGAAATATTGGGCGATCGAGCCTGATATTTTGAAGAGTCTTTGTCGCCTGGACGAAATTAAATCGCTCTCATTTCAATCAGAAAGACGATTAAGCAACACCCGATCAGTTATGATTCGGGACGGCACTGCGGTAATTCCACTACACGGACCAATCACTGCAAGAAGCGATCTTTTTACCTTCTTTTTAGGCGGAACTTCTTTGTCAGATTTGGCAAAAGATTTTCAAACAGCTCTCGATGACGATCAGGTAAAAGCAATTTTATTTGATGTTGATTCTCCTGGTGGCGTTGCACTCGGACCCTCTGAAATGGCAGACGCTATTTTTAAGGCACGCGGCAAAAAACCAATCTGGAGTTATGTCGGCAGGAACTGCTCATCGGCAGCTTATTGGATCGCCTCTGCAACAGAAAAAATCATCGCTAATCCTTCTGCACTTTTGGGAAGTATTGGTGTTGTTACAACAATTCCGGTGCAAGAGCAGCCTGATTCTGAAGGCTATAAAAACATCGAGATAGTTTCAAGCAACGCCAAACAAAAGCGACCCGATCCACGAACAGAGGAAGGCATGGCCGAGATAAAACGCGAGCTCAACGATATTGAGGCGCAGTTTATTGAAGCCATTGCCAAATACCGAAATGTCAGTGTTAACGCGGTCAAAAACGACTTTGGTCAAGGTGGAGTGCTGATTGGAAAAAATGCAGTTGCAAGTGGCATGGCTGACTCTCTTGGAAATTACGAAGAGGTCATCGCCGAGTTAAATCAAAAAATTTCAACAAATAAACAAATCAATTTTATGTCCAAAGAAACAATCGAAAGGTCTGCGATTAACGCAGATTTTATTAAATCAGAATTTCCTGACATCGCTGAAAAATTGGCAAAAGAAAATTCTGAAAAAATCCGCAGCGAAGCAAAAGAAACTGCTTTTGCTGAAGGAAAAAAGGCTGGCTTTGCCGAAGGAATTAAATCTGAAAGGGAAAGAATTTTAGCAATCGAAGAAGCTTCACTTCCTGGTCATGAAGATCTGGTAGCAAAAGCAAAACAAGATGCCGACATGACGGCGGATAAGTTAGCGCTGCAAATTGTCGCAAGAGAAAAACAACGCGGCACGAAATATGTCGATGCACAAAAAGAGGCAGAAAAAGAAATGCCAAAAGTTGCACCAAATTTTGAAAGCGCATCGCCGGAAAAAACAAAAATTGATAAAGACGCACCTCTTGAAGAGAGAGCAAAAACTGAGTGGCAAAGCGATGTAAAACTCCGCTCTGAATTTGCCGATGATTACGATGCTTATTTCGCATACAAAAAAGCATCAGAGGCAAATCAGGTTAAAATCTTATCAACCAACAAAAATTAAGAGGTGAACCATGTCAGCATTAACAAAAGACACAAACCGAGTTTACGAACTTGGCAATATTAATGAACTACCAATTTCCGGTAGCGAACTGATTTATCAAGGAGCTGCGATTGGCTGTAATTCTTCTGGTTATGCAAAAAGCCTGGAAAACGGCGATATTTTTGCCGGATTTGCAGAAGACAATGTGGACAACTCTGCTGGCTCTGACGGAGCTAAAAGAATCAGGATCAGAAAAAAAGGTGCCATCCTTCTTGATATCTCAGGCGTAGCGCTTGGTGACATTGGAAAAGCAGTTTATGCAACCAATGACAATACCTTCACTTTGTCACCTACAGATGCGGTTTATATCGGGCAAATTTCGCGCATTGAATCAACTGGAGTTGCACTTGTTGACTTCGCTTCCTACGCCCCAGTTCCAGCAACTGAATAGCTTGGAATCAAACAATTTTAACAACCTTAAATAACAGAAATTTATGGCACTAAAAGAATTATCATCACGGGCAATTATTGGTCTTTACTATAAGCGCCTTGAACAAAAAAGCGGTATGGATTGGGTTGAAGCTCTATCCAACTATTTCACTTCTGATCAGGAAAGCGAGACTTACAAATGGTTAGGTCAAGTTCCTGTGATGCGTGAATGGATTGGCGGAAGACAGGCAAAAGGCTTCACCACTAATGGTTTGACTATCGAGAATAAACACTTCGAAGCAACTTTGGAAATTCCATTGGTTGATTTGAGACGTGATAAAACTGGTCAGATTACTGTCAGAGTTAACGAACTTGCTGATCGCACCAATTCACACTGGGCGCAATTGCTTTCTAAATTGCTCATCAATGCTGAAAGCACTGTTTGCTACGATGGTCAATATTTCTTCGACACTGATCATAGTGACGGAAAAAGCGGAGTTCAAAGCAATAAACTGCAATTAGATTTGACTGGTTTTGCTGATCAAATTGATGGCGGAAAAGTTGGAGCTATATCTGCCCCAAGTGAAGCAGCTTTTCGTTTAGCAGTTTTAAAAACCATTCAGCAAATCTTGTCATTCAAAGATGATCAAGGTGAGCCGATGAATGAAAATGCCAGCCAGTTTTTGGTGGTCGTTCCAACCTCGCTTTGGTATATAGCTAAAACTGCAATGGCTGTTCCTTTGTCAGTTGGCGGTAGCACAAACGCTATCAAGGTTCTTGATGAGGTTAATATTTCAATCGCACAAAACCCGCGTCTTTCTTGGTCTGATAAATTTGCCGTTTTCAGAACTGACTCTTCAGTAAAACCATTCATCCGTCAGGAAGAAGAAGGAGTTAAACTTAAAGCAATTGCAGAAGGCTCTGAACTCGAATTTAAGCATGATAAACACTGGTATGGTGTTGATACTTGGAGAAACGCTGGCTATGGCTTCTGGCAACATGCCTGCCTCGCTCGATTGATTAAATCTTAATGGGAGGACTGACCTATGAAGAATTATGAAGTAAGCGCCCCTTTTATCAGCTTTGGCATCGGAACTGTTTTAAAACTTTCCGAGAGCCAAGCGGATATTCGCTCTCAATCTTTGAGCAGAAAAAAGAGTGATCTTTTTGAAGTGATTGAGCCTGTGCAGTTCAAGCAAGGCGAAAAAATTTCTGCCGATCCTGCACAACTAACTAAATCACTTCTCGAAAGATTGTCTGAAATTTCCGACAAAAAAAATGACGGCGGCAAACCTGATGCCCCAACTGAATATCCCTGCATCCAGCATGTGAGCTTTGGCAAATATAATGTATTTGATGCAGAGAAAAATTTATTAACTCCAAAACCAATTAAAAAAGATGAAGCTGAAAAAATATTTACGGAACTTTCGAAGAAAAATGATCCTGATAACGACTCCAACAAAGACGAAAAAAACTCAGAGACAAAACAATCTGAGAATGATCCAAAGCATGATGCTTAAAGAAGATTTATGTTAGATTTCGACAACTTCATCAATAAGCCATGCGTTGAAATTTTTGGCCGCGTTGCAACTTACATTCCGGCGAATAACGATTTCGATTCTTTCACAATTAAGGGTGATTTTCACAAGGATTACAAAGGCATAAAAGCTGATTCTTCTGAGGTGGAAATCAGTTCTAACGAAATCGTTTTATTCGTCCGTGATGTTTCGATGCCGCCAAGTTATTCAAAAGCAAATCAAGGTGATTTTGTCGAAGCAGAAAACATCCGATATCAAATCATCGACATTCAGCAACACTTACCAGGCAGCAAAAAATTAGTACTTCATGAGTCATCCGAGAACAGCGATTAGACAGGCTTTAGTTGATAAACTAAAAACCAAAATCGGAGATGATTTTCCAACTGACGCTTTAGATCGAATTTATGGCAGCAGAACCAAACCATTATTTGATCAGTTTCTGCCAGCAATTCTGATCTATTCGAGAAATGAAAATATCATTGAAGAAAGATTTGCGAGCGATGGATATGGCGCAAGCAAGCGTGATCTTGAAGTGGCGATTGAAGCTGTGGTACTTGGTAATGAGCAAGTCGATGATGCGCTCGATAAAATTTCTAAACAGATTGAAGACGCGCTTGATGGCTTCGAAATGGCGAACAGAAAA